TGAGAGGCTAATGGCAGGACAACTAGACACAGCATTAAAGAAAATAGCTAAACAGGTTATAGCTGATCTAGGAGATTCTTTAGATACGAGTATTACTTACACAAGAAAAACATCTCCTGTTTACAACACTTCAACTGGTGCAATATCTACAACTGATGTCAGCTACAGCATAAAAGTACCGATTGAATTTGTTAGATCAGAAGAGGAAAGTGGATTCCAAGAGAACATTGCAAGGCTATATGTAACTCCTGATTTGATTGGAGATAGTCAGCCTTTACTGCAAGATGAAATTACATTAACTTTTTCTGGATCAACTAGAGCAGCTAAAATTACAAATGTTCTTACTGTAAAAGGTGGACAAGAGTATCTATTTCGCATTGATGTTATCTTCTAATGACTTTAGTAAACGCACGAGCAGCATTTGAAACCGCAATCAAGAGTGCTGTAATTGCTGCTGATAATACAGTTACAGTAGTATTTGATAATATGCCTTTTAGCACTCCTGGTAAAGACAAAAAATATGTGATGGTAAGTCTTGATTTTGGTCAAGCCACTACTCAAGTGCAAGGAGCAGCCTTAAATTATTATGCAGGATCAATAAGATGTGGAATCATGACACCACCAAACAGGGGAAGTGCTGTTGCATCCGCGATAGCCGAATCTGTAATTACTGGTTTAACTTCTGTAAATGCAGCTAATTATACTGATAGTTTTTCTGTAACTCCGAGAGTGTTAGATATTGAAGGACCCACCTCTGTAAATGTTGAGGGAGATAGTCACTATTTATCAGTTGTAAGCTGTAACTTTACCGCCAATGCCTAAAGATTTCAAAAAACACTTTACTAAAGATTTAGGAAAAGCAGTAATTAAGGGAAGAAAAGAAGTTGCAAAAACAGTAACTCGTTCTTTGATTGAAAAAGGTCCGTGGTGGACAGGAACATTTGGAGAAAACTGGATAGTATCAAAGACTCCAGTTCAAGCAACTAGAGAAAGAAGGCCAGATTTTCCTAATTATTTGATACCCGACCCAACACCAAGACAGATAAAAAATCCAACAGTTCCAAATGTAACATTGAGAGAAGATTTATTTGTTGGTAACAGAGCTAAGTATGCTGGTTTTGCTATTAATGCACCAGGACAAACAAGACCTAGCATTAGTGGTAGAGAAGTAACTTATGCAGAACATGGAAAAGAATTTACTTTGACTTCTACAGGAGGACCAAACTGGTACAACATTTACACAAAAGGTGGTCTTATCAACAAAGATATAGCATTAGCGTTTAAAAAGGTTGGCTTTAGGTAATAAAGTAGTAGTATAGTAGATGAATATACTAATTTATTTTGTATGCCAACAGAAAGAGCAATCGACAAGCTGAAGAAAGCATTTAGCATAGCTAACAAAAGTAGCTACCCAATTTACAAAGATGGAGAACTGGTTGTAAAAGTATATTGGACACCTTTAACTATTGCAGATAGAGATGCCATAAATGCTACTTTAATAAGAACAAACAAGGGTCAGGAAGAAGGAAGTTTAGACTTTGCTCTCCAGGTAATAATAAATAAAGCTGAAGACGAGAATGGTCAGAAACTATTTATTGAAGCTGACAAACCTAGTTTGAGAAGAGAGATACCACTAGCAGTTTTGTTAGAACTTATGACTAAGATGCAAGAAGTGAGCGAGGAGGCAACTCCTGATGCCGTAAAAAGCACAACTTGATAAAGATAATTATTTATATTTACAGTTTTTCGTTGCAGAAACTTTAGGAATTACTTTAGGTCATTTACAAAAGAATATGACTGTAGAGGAACTTTATGCCTGGAACGCATATTTTAGGTTAAAAGGAGAAAGAGAAGAAAAAGCGTATGAAGATATGAAAAAGAAAGCTCAATATCGTAAGGTACGCTAAACTAAATGTAATGTTTTATCGAGATTAGTGGCCTCTAATTACGAAGTTAATATAAAACTGAATACCAGGACTATCAATAAGCAGTTAGGTAATCTTGAGAAGCGTATATCAAAAATAAATAAATTAGCTCAAGGTGGGAGAGCAAGTAGAACAGTATTACAGAATGAGAAGCATAAGATTAATTTAGCAACAAAAAGATTACAGATAGAGAATAGAAATTTAAGAACTAAACAGAGACAGTTAAAAGTAGACCAACAACAGTTAAAAGTTGAACGACAAACTGCTGAAGCATTACAAAAGCAAAATAGACTTAGCACACCTCGAGGTAAAAACTTTGGTCAAATAGGAGGATCTATTGGTCCAGCATTACCCCCAAAAACAGGAGGCTCAATTGGTGGAGCACAAAAAGGAAACGGTTTTGGAGGTCGTATTTCTGGTGCAGCTAGTAGTGCAGTTATTTCTGGTGCTTTCCCTCTGTTATTTGGACAAGGACCGCTAATAGGTGCTGCTGGTGCATTAGGTGGTGGTGTTGGATCATTAGTTGGTGGTCAGATGGGAGGTTTTGCAGGAGGTTTAGCTGCTACTTCCATTGCAACACCGCTACAACAATTTGCTATAGAGGCAGGAAAATTAGGACAGGCACTCGATCCAGCAACTAAGAATGTAGAAGCACTTACAGCAGCATTAGGAGTAACTGGAACTGAATTTGAAAAACAATTAGCAACGCTTAAAAAATTAGGAGATGAGGAGGCAGCATTTGAAGCAGCAAGACAAAAAATGATAAATCTCGTAGGTTCTGATGGAGTAGACGCACTAACTAAGTTTGGGCAGGGAATGACAGAGTTGGGTAATAACTTTGCAAGGATAATGACTTTGATGAGAACCTCATTTGCATTATTTGTCGAAAACTCAGGTATAGGCAAAGTTGTTACCCAAAGTTTAGAACGTGCAACTTTGCTGAAACAAGCAGAAGTACAGGGTCAAAATCTTGACACTCCAGAAGGAAGAGAACTTCAAACACTACTAAAAACAAGAAAATTAACTGGGCAATTTGGAGGTTTAAGTCCCAAAGATAGAGAAGAACTTATTTTAAACCTTACAAATCAAACAAAAGGATCGGGTTTATTTGGTCAAATAAATGACCAAGACGTACAAAAAGCTAGAGAAATTGTAAATGATTTAATTGTTAAAAACCAAACTCTTATAAATACTAAAAACGCACAGAAAGAAGCTGATAAAATGATAGAAAATATACAAAAATCCAGGGTTAAGAATTTAGATAAAGAAATAGAAATGCTGGAGCTTAGTTTCACTATGACCTCTGAAGAATTTGAAATAGAAAAACAAATTGCTGATATGAAAGAAGAA